ATGATGGTAGATACCAAGAATCTGGTTCCCATGACAGAGGCCAATCAGAACTTTTCCAAGGTTGTCCGAATGGTGGATGAGAGCGGTCTCGCTGTCATTCTCAAAAACAACAAGCCCCGCTATATCGTGGTGGATTTTGGGGAGTATGAGCAGTTTCAGGCTCTTCGGAATCTTCGGATCAAGCGGATCGACCAAGAGGCCGACCGGATTTTGGATGAAAATCTGGAGGCTTTTCAGGAGCTTGCCAAATGATGCTGCTCACTGTTGACGAGATCATTGCCCTCCAGAAAAAGGTCATTGCCAAAACCGGCGGAAGCTATGGGCTTCGGGACCGGGGTCTCCTGGAATTCGCAGTCTACAGCGCGGACAGCGCCTTTGGAGATGTGGAGGTCTATCCCAGCCTGGAGGAAAAGGCGGCAAGGCTGGCCTTTGCCATTACCGGAAACCATGCCTTTGTGGATGGAAATAAGCGGATTGGAATGCTGGTCATGCTGATGACCCTGCGGCTAAACGGTCTTTCCTTAACCTACACTCAGGCAGAGCTGATTGCCTTGGGTTTGGGTACAGCAGATGGGACTCTGGGATACGAGGAAATCTTGACCTGGATTACAGGTCATCTGGATACAAAAAATCCTGCCGGATGAGGGCAGGATTTTTTGTATCGGGCTGATCTCTTGCTCGGTAGAGGCGCATCGCTTAGGCCTCCCTCTTCCTCTTCCATAGAAAAACGACCGCACACAAGGCAAGCTCCGTCAGGAGCAAGCCAAAGGTTACGGTCGTAAATCCCATATTGCCGGTAAAGGGCAGGGCAAATTGTGTGGAGTTGACAGCGGTGACGGTAATATCCCGGCTGCCGTCCAGGGGAAGTTCTCCTTCAAAGGCAGGCTCAGGCAAAAGCGCGTAGTCCCCCGGGGCTGCCGTCTCTGTTAAGCGGTAGACTCACATTGGGCTCAACGCAATAGGCGATTTCCCCGTCCACATAATGGATGCACATGCCACCTAAGTTGGCCGTGGCAGCCGTGCCGTCTGCATAGGTAAAATGGTAGGTATGGATCGCGTCACCTCAAAAATAATACTTGCTGTTGATATCATCCGACCGGGTGACAGTCCCGGTCACAGACGCTTGGGGACTGACCGCATCTTCCGCCATGGGAGCATCCGTATCAGCCGGAACACCTGCAGGCAGTGTTTCCCCGGCGGAAGGTTCCTGCGGTTCTGCCGCTTCCTCTGGGACAGGCGGCGCTGTCTCCGGCGCGGATTCCTCTGGCAGTTCTGGCCGAGATACCTCTGTTGCTTCTGTTCCCTCTTCTGTTGGGGCGGTGGATGATTCCGGCGCAGGTTCCGCAGCCTGCCCGGTGCCCACCGGCAGCGCTGCAGCCAACGCTGCCGATAGGGTTCCCAAAAGCAGCACTGCCGCCAGCAGCAAACAGAGCATTTTGTTGTGTTTCATCGTGTTTCCTCCTGTCATTTTGGTTTGAGATAAAGAAAGCGCACAGCAGAATGAACTGCCGTGCGCTTGCGTGGTGCCTGAGCTTAGCCGTAGAGCACCCAGATGATGTAATTGCCGCCGTCTCCTTCCTCCACCAGCACATTGCACCGGCAGCCGGAGATGGATTCCTCCACCGACATTAGGTTGGCGTAGGTGCTGCGGATAGCGTCTTCCACGTATTGGTACCCCTCTTCCGTGGAGGAGAGCTGCAAAATGTCGCCTGGGAAGTAACTGGAATTCTCCAGGCTCAGCGAGTAGTCAACGGCGAAACCCAGACCCTCTGCGATCTGACATCCGTAGCTTTCCAGGGCAGCCAAGTCAATTTCTGCCGGTGGCTCCGTGGGAAGATCTGTAGGTGGTTCCGTTGCCGGTTCTGCTGATGGGGCCGTGGCCGGCTGGGGGGCTAAAGGTTCTGGCTGCGGAGCCTGCGTTGGTGCAGCATCAGATCTGCTGGGGGCTTTGGGTTCTGCAGACCCTGCCGCCTCCGTGGGAGCCGGAGCAGGCTCTTCTGCTGGTGTGGCAGGCGTGGTTCCGGACGGTTTCGCCTGAAGAACGGTTTCTTTTCCTGTTCCTGTGGGCTTTGCTGCCCCTGTGTTCTCCAGGGCGAGTGTGCTTTCCATTATTTCTGTAGTCTCCCATGCAGGAGTGCTTTCGCTTGCTTCTATGGACGGCTCCGGCGTCTGCACCGGATGGCCGCATCCGGCAAGGGCCAGAATTGCCGTACAGCCGGCAATGACAACCCAGACAGTATAGATGCAGCTACCTCCAGGTCTGCGTCCAAACACCAAATGCGAGCCCAGCGTAGCGGATCGCATTTGGAGAGGAGGAGCGACGGAATGAGTGAGAGATGACTTTTCGAAAAAAAGTCGTCGCGAACGATATGCAGTCCGCGACGACGTGTCAAGTGTGAACAGTATAGATGCAGCTACCTCCAGGCCTGCGTCCAAACACCAAATGCGAGCCCAACATAGCGGGTCGCATTTGGAGAGGAGGAGCGACGAAATGAGTGAGAGATGACTTTTCGAAAAAAAGTCGTCGCGAACGATATGCAGTCCGCGACGACGTGTCAAATGTGAACAGTATAGATGCAGCTACCTCCAGGCCTGCGTCCAAACACCAAATGCGAGCCCAGCGTAGCGGGTCGCATTTGGAGAGGAGGAGCGACGGAATGAGTGAGAGATGACTTTTTGAAAAAAAGTCGTCGCGAACGATATGCAGTCCGCGACGACGTGGTGGACCTGGGCAGAGCTTAAACGAACAGCGCCCGTTTCGATATTTTCTACATTGTCGATAACCGATGGATCCAGCGGGATCTCAACCGTGTTTTTACTTCCTGCGTAGTTGAATACGACCTTCATGTAGTCCTGACCGTCCGGGTTGTCGTAGACATAGACTGCGATCAAGAAAGTGTCGAATAACTCCGCTTGGTATTTCTTATCGTGGACATCTCCGGCCTGCAACTTTTTCAGCCACCCTACAAGCTGATCTCTGTTGACAGGAATGACGTCAGCTTTTGCCATTGTGATTTTCCGATCGATGTCCGACTGTTCCTTTTCCAACTCCATGAGACGGGCTTTTGTGGTAGGCGTGATGATGCCATGCTCTATCGCCGCCATGAGATTTTTGATACTGCGCTGCGTATCCTTCAGCTGGTCCTCCAAAAGCCCGATCCCGCTTGCGCTTTCCTGATGCTGGCTATACTCGACCACGCTGTCGGCAATCCAGTTGATCGTATCGTCATCCAGTGTGCGGCGTTTGATTGCCTTTGCTACCTGAAGCTCGATGTCGTCCCGTCGCAGGTTTTTCTTCTCGCAGGTTTTTTCCGTGCGACGCTTCTGGCAGACGTAGTAGTAATGCAGGTTGCCAGAGCGGCTGGTGCCGGAGATGCCGGTCATTGGACTTTTGCAGTGTCCGCAGAACAGCTTGCCGGTGAGCAGATAGTCACCATTGACGCGGTGACGCCCTTGTGGGTTCTTCTTCGTGGTGATCACCTCCTGGACCTTGAAGTAAAGCTCGTCGCTGATAATCCTCGGGATACCGCCCTCTTTGCGGACATCGCCGTAGATATAGATGCCGCGATACCGTTCGTTGGAAAGGATCTTCTGAAAGCTCGACCGCCCCCACGGGCGACCGTACGAGGTCTTGATTCCTCGGGCATTCAGGCTGGCCATGATATCAACGAAAGCCTCACCGCAGGAAACGCGAGTGAATATCTCCCGGATAACCGCAGCCTTCGGCTCGTCGATGGCATAGTGCAGCGTTTCGTCCGCTTTATAGCCGTAGGGCAGATGGCCGTTCGCCACCATGCAATTCGCGGCGTTGTCATATAGGCCGCGCTTGATGTCCTCGGCCATGTTCTCGGAATAGAACTGGTTGACATTCATCATCGAGCGGGCGGCGAAGCGTCCTGCCGCAGTATCGTCGAAATCCTCCTCCACATAGAGAACGCGAACGCCCAGATCCTGAAGCCGAGCTTCGTTGATCAGAGCCTCCAGCATATTGCGCCCCATGCGGTTAGACTTCCACGCGATTACATAGCGGAACTTCCCTTTTGCGGCGTCAGTCATCATGCGCTGGAAGTCACGGCGCTTGTCGGTGCGGCCAGAAACGGCGCGGTCGGCATAGGTGTCGATGATCCTGATGCCATACTCCGCCGCCAGCTCATAGCATTTCTCAAACTGCTGTTCAATGCTGATGTCCTTCTGGTTGTGGCTGCTATACCGGCCATAGAGAACGCCCGGTTCTTCGATTTCCAGCTTCTTGCCCCGCTTCGGCTTGGCCGGGTGCTTTGCAGTTTTTTTCGGCAACAGCGCCACCCCCTTCTAACGATAGATTTGCAGTAGTAGATATTCAGAATCAGAAACAGATTGCAGATACAGTCTCAGATACAGATACAGGTACAGAGACAGTGCGCGCACGATCGCGCGCACACGCACGCGCGCACGCGAGGTATCACTACGGTATACCATGATGATTTTCACAAAAAGTTTGCGTGCGATACCATATATACCTGTATCGATAGGGTTAAATCTTATCGGAAATCTCTATAACCGCGAAGTACATATGCTTACAAGGGAGGCCCCTTTTTCTGAAATCAGGGCATGAACACCCGGATACGTCGATGTCATACGTCTCACCGTGCTCTCCAAGGACGCAGGCTGTATGCATTTCCGGGTCGTAGTTCAGAAGTTTCATGCGCTTGGAATATATGCCTTTTTCCATCCGGCTCCGCTGCTCGGGAGGAAGGTGAGTTACATATCCCCACGCAGGCCATCCGACTTTTGCAAAGTCCTCCGCGAACTTGCGATAAATCGCAGTTTTCGCTTGTATAGTTTCCTGCTGACGCTCCTTTTCTTCTTTTGCGGCGCGGTGCAACATCGTGCCAACAATTGCGATGGTTAATGTTACGCCGATAAAGAAAATTGCCAGGATTGCCATAATGAACCTCCCTGTCATCCAACTTCGCCCGTATATAGCATACCGGCTGTCGAAGCTTGCTGGAAGTGATAATCTATCTTTTCTCACAAAATTGCCGTACGGTCTGATATAATAGCTTCACTGCCGACAGTAAATCTAAACAAAGGAGTGTCGTGTATGGCTACGACAAAAGAGCTGCTGGCCTTATTGCGTATTCTTGGCGCTATGTCGATTGAGGAGAAAGAGACTCTTCTTAGTTTTCTTCTTGCGCTGCGAGATACCGGAGATACCGTAACGCCTCCTGTTTCTTGCTTTCCGAAAGAGATAGAATAATTTCTGCGATTTCAATGTCAAGGCCGTCCTTCTCATCAAGGACGGTCTTTTCTGTTGCGCTGATATCTACCGGCATATCATCGCACACAGAAAGAAGCTTGTCTAAAGTTATCCCCATGCCCTTTGCGAGTTTATTTAAGACGGCAAGTGATGGGACCATCGGCTTTCCTGTCTGCGGATTAGTTTCCTTTTCTATCAAAGAAATGTATCCGGTGGAAAGCTTGCACTGAGAGGCCATTTGCCGCTGGGAAATCCCATGCTCATTCCGATATTCGATGATCAATTCCGATAGTGTCATTGCTTTAGACCTCCCTCGTTTTGTCTAATAGATTTTACAATATAGTACGAGGAATGTCAATCTTGATGTCTAAAATTTTTTTCATTTTTCGTCAAAACCACTTGACACGCCGGAGGGCATAGTGTATTATCTGCTTGTCTAAAGTTTTAGACGGTAAACAACAGAGGAGGTGAATTGAATGGGGTGCAAGATTAAAGAGCGTCGGGAGTTCCTGAAGATGTCCCAGGAAGAGCTTGCTGAAAAAAGCGCAGTTAGTCGCGCTACAATCTCAAGCTTGGAGAACAATTCTGAACGCAACACATCAACGAAGATCCTGAAAAGGATCGCTTCCGCGCTGGATACGACCGTCGGAGAACTTTTTTTTGCAGATGATGTCTAAAGGTTTGGACACATCGAGTAAAACAATCTCGCTGGAAGGAGGGAAAACATGGACTACGCAGCAAGGGCGCGAAGGAATATCTCGACCGACGATTTGTTGCAGATCGCCTCTCGCGTTCACAGTTGTAGCTACGGCAGGAATTCAATTAGAAGCCTCGATGCCGAAGGTGACAGGTGGATTGTTTTCGCTGATATTTGCAAGGCACTTGGCTACAAAAACCCCAATCACGAAAGCAAAAAAGTCGATCCGGAGGAAAAGCGCAAGTTAGATATCGGGTTAAAAAACACGCTTGCCGTGTGCATCAACCGGCGCGGACTGCTCAGATTTTCGCTGTTCGCCAACAAGCGCGACGCCGCTGATTTTCAAAAGTGGGCCGACAAAGAAATCTTCGGCAAAGGGGCTGATACACAATGACTGCCCGCCCAATATCACTCGAAGGTGAACTGACGGACGATATTCACATTGACACATCAGCAATTCCCGAAAGCGTACGACATCGGCTCTGCGCGCTGACCCTCGAAAGGTTCAATGCATTTGTGGCGATACCGGGGAACGCTGAGTGGTTAGATGCCCGTATTGCCGCCAGAAAAGCGGCCAAAGCCGCTGAGTGAAAGGAGTGATGAAGATGGCATATTACCGGACTTGCCCGCTTTGCGGGAGCAATAATGACCCGGGCGAAGCCTGTGATTGCCGCGCGGAAACGAAAAAAGAGTCCGCCCCGGCGCAACGGGAACGGACTCAGGCAAATGGATACCCGTACACAGTTTACCAGCCGGGTCGAGCCGCGTCAAGAACAAAGGAGGTGCGACCGTGGCAGAAGAGTTGAGGAAGCTCCGGCTTTCCAAGCAGATACCGGCCAAGGATATGGTCGCGGTGGTACAAGCCATCTACCCCAAGTACGACAAGACCGTTCAAAGCAAGTGCGAGAACGGAGACGCCTACGGCGTGAGCCTGCGGCCAGACGCGATGGCGGCGCTCTACGCGCACTTCGCGCCGGAGCTGGCAGAGGGCCGCAAAGCGGTCAAAAAGGACGCGCACCGGCTGACCTGTCGTATCTCGGCAAGGCTCGAAACCGCCGACTACGAGGCGTTGCAACGGCTGATAGAGGCTGAGGGCTACGCCACCACACAGGACTGGCTGACCGCCACCGTCCGCCGCTACATCGCAGAGGCAGGTGAAACCGAATGAACTACGATCTGCCAGACCACCCCGTTATCCAAAACATGGAGCGCACCGGCTACCCGGACGGCAAGGAGCCGACCTTCCCGATTTGCCCCGTCTGTGGTGAAGAGTGCGAGGAAATTTTCAGAGACAAAGATTTGAATATCGTCGGCTGCGATATCTGCATCAAGCAGTCCGACGCATGGGAGGAGCCGGAGTGCTTCCCCGGAAAGGAGCATTGATGAAAGGACTGGTTATCACTACCGAAAACAAGATGCAGGTCAGGGAGTTCGGCGAGCCTGCCTATGAGACCATCGGAAAGGCTGTCGGCGGATGGATCGAGGTCGTACACCCGAAGGGCCTACCCGATCCGTTCTGCATGGTCGTCAACGAGGAAGGACTGCTGCACGGTCTGCCGCTCAATTTGTTCGGCTGCATTCTCTACGATACCGTGCGCCACGGAAATCCCATTGTCGGAAACATCGTGATTCTCAAAGAAGGCTTCACCACGCCTGGCGAGAGAGACTTTATCGGGCTGGACGAGGACGACGTCAAATTCCTCGGCGCAATGGCCGTCAGTCTGAGCGGCGGCGGCATCAAGTGGGAAAGCGAGGCGCGATAATGGCAAAGTTCTATTTTACCTACGGCACGGACGGTCAGCCGTTTTTCGGCGGCTGGACTGAGGTCGAAGCCCCGGACGCTCACGCGGCCTGTGCTGCATTCCGCGCCTATCACCCCGATAAGACCGAGGGCTTAGTGAATTGCTCCAGCATCTATGACGAGGAGAAGTTCAAGCTGACCGAAATGTACCGGGAAAGCAATTTCGGTTTCCGGTGCCACGAAATCATCACTCTGCGGCGCGAAGCCGCTACCAACTGAAAGGAGCTATCACCATGATCAGAAACCCGAACGACATCCAGGAGGGCGCGAAGAAAATCCGCATGCTGATCGCCGGTTATCCCGGCATCGGAAAATCCACTCTGGCGCTGTCCGCCCCCAATCCCCTGCACATCGACGTTGACTTCGGTATCGACCGCATCGAGCCGCGCTACCGCAAGCCGTACATCCAGCCCCAGAGCTATGACGAAATCCTGGGCGACCTCACCCCGATCAATCTTCAGGACTTTGATACCCTTGTCTTCGACACCGGCGGCAAGCTCATTTCCCTCATGTCCCTGTGGGCTATCAAGAAAGACCCAAAGTATGGCCAGCGCGACGGCAGCCTCTCCCTCAAAGGCTACGGCTTTGTCGGCAAGGAATTCGTCCGGCTGATGGACTACTGCTTCTATGAGCTGCAGAAGAACATCGTCATCGTGTTCCACGCCACGGAGGAAAAGGACGGCGACAACACCCGCCTCCGCATCAAGGTCGAGGGCCAGACGAAAAACAACGTCTGGGAGCCTATGGACCTGGGCGGCTTCGTAGAAATCTACGGCAATGACCGCACCATCGGCTTCTCCAACTGCGAGAGGTATTTCGCCAAGGGGACGCGCGGCATCTCCGGCATTCGCAAAATCCCCGCACTCGGCCCGACCAGCCCTAACGACTTCCTGACGAAGCTGTTCGCTGAGTACAACGCCAAGGCCACCGCCGAGGTCGAGCAGAACGCAGTCGATCAGGCGGCATACGAGGCCGCGATGGTTGAGGGCACGGCCATCATCGCCGGCATTGTCGATGTCGACACCGCCAACGCCGCCATGCCGAAATATCAGGCCATTAAGCACGCGCTGACCTCCAACAAGGAGCTGGGCGTTCTCTGGAACAAAAAGATCAAGGAATGCGGCCTGTTCTTCGACAAGGTTTTGAAGAAATACACACCCGCGCCCGAGGAGGCAAAGGAGGCGGAGTAAATGGGACGCTACCTGATGACCCATTCCCTGTTGGCGTCCTGGCTCTACACCATGAAGGGAAACCCCTACGAGGACATGACGACAGAGCGCGATCCGATGGGTGAATTCATGCTGACGCTGCGTCGGGAGCCGACACCGACCACCGAGGCTATGCAGAACGGCATTGACTTTGAAAATCTGGTGACGGACATCATCAACGGCCGCGCCGACCCCAACGATCCGTGGCATGCCGCCGCAGAAAAGGTCGCCCGGCGCTGCGCCGGTGGCGTCCTCCAGTACAAAGCCAAGAAGATTGTGGAGGTCGGCGGTATGAGCCTTCTTCTGTATGGCCGTCTGGACTGCTTGAAAGCGGGGGAGATCATCGACATCAAATTCACCAAGAGCTACGACACCGGCAAGTTCTTTTCCAGCACACAGCACCCCACCTACTTCGAGTTAATCCCCGAAGCGCGGCAGTTTACCTACATCGCCAGCAACGGGCGCGATGTATGGCCGGAAACATACTTCCGTGAGGACGCTCCCAGCATCTTCCCTGTCATTTCCGACTTCTTCGACTGGCTCCGGGCGGTGGATCTGATGCAGGTCTATCAGGAGAAGTGGGCTGCATTATGAACGGCAGGCTGAAAGACTGGTCGTTCTCTCGCACCGGCGAAAGCGTCCTGACTATCACAACCCGCGAGAGCTGCAAGAAGCTGTGGGATGCGCTCGGCGATCAGGAGATCACATTCTCCATCAAAAGGCGCGTCATCCCCCGAAGCCTCAACGCGAACAACTACGCATGGTCGCTGATTGAGAAACTGGCCGTCGCGGTGAAGTCGGACAAGGACTCCGTTTACGAGGAAATGCTCCGGCGCTACGGCACTGGCGAGACATACACCGACGAGGCCGGAAACGAGTGCAAGGTGCTGTTCTCCCTGCGGGAGGGCGTCCCACCCGCGCTGGTGGCGCGGCACTACGCCGAAACCGGCGTCGGTTATGTCGAGGGGAAGAAGTTCATTCATTACCGGGCGATCAAAGGCACCAGCGAATATTCCACGAAAGAAATGAGTGTCTTTCTGGACGGCATCATTTCCGAGTGCCAGGAGGTCGGCATCGAAACCGACACTCCCGAGCAGATTGCCAGATACAAGGAGGAATGGCATCCGTGAGGAAAGTTTATTGTGACTACTGCGGTCGAGAGACTGAGTATGTCGACAGCAAGGTCATCTACGGCAAGAGCTACGGCAAAATTTATCTCTGTCGGAACTGCATGGCATACGTCGGTGTGCATAAGGGGACGGACAAGCCCCTCGGCCGCCTTGCCAATGCGGAACTGCGGAACTGGAAAAAGGCTGCACACGCCGTATTTGACCCTCTGTGGAAGTATGGCCGCTTTCGCGGCCATCGCAACGCGGCCTATGCGTGGCTTGCCCAGAAGATGGGCTTGCCCGTGGAGAAGACTCACATCGGAATGTTTGATGTCGGCCAGTGCCGCAAGGCCATCGAAATCATTGAGAAAGAAACGAAAGGAGATCGTTATGGAAGATACCAAAAAGACCCCCGCTGAGCTGGTCGCTGATCTGATGCTTGACCCCGGCTTTGTCCTCGTTCCGCAGGATCGCTACGAGGAGCTGATCCGCGCTGAAACTGAGCGCGATGTGCTGGAAGCGACCATCAAGGGTGAGAACAGCTACAATGTCGAAAGAGTTCTCGATGCCATTCAGCAGGCGCGCAGTGCGCTGTACCGCATGAAGATGTTGGTGCTGCGAAACGCTGACGAGCCGGAGGCTACGGCCGATGCTGAATAAGATCATCGTCATGGGTCGATTGACCCGCGACCCAGAATTGCGGCGTACGCAGTCCGGCCTTTCTGTTACCAGCTTCTCCGTTGCCTGCGACCGCGATTTCAAAAGCCAGTCCGGGGAAAAGGAAACGGATTTCATCGACATCGTTGCCTGGCGAACTACCGCTGAATTCGTCTGCAAATATTTCAGCAAGGGACGCATGGCGGTCGTCGAGGGGCGGCTGCAGATCCGCGACTGGCAGGACAGCAACGGCAACAAGCGCCGATCCGCCGAGATTGTAGCCGACAATGTTTACTTTGGGGATTCCAAACGCGACGGTGACGGAGGCAGCTATCAGCAGGGCGGTTACGCGCCGCAGGGCGGATATCCTCAGCAGAGCCAGGGCTACGGTGCGCCGGGCGCCTCTTATGGCGGCACTGCTCCTGGTGGATATCCTGCCTCTGACTACGGTGACTTTAGTGAAGTCGGCGAGGATGATGGAGAGCTGCCATTCTGAAACGGTCGCCCGGGCAACCGGGCGACAGCCCACCGAAGGAGGTGAACACTATGGCGAGCTATCGGAATATCAGCATGGACTTTTGGACGGACAGCAAGGTCGTCGATGACTTTACGCCCGAGGATCGGTACATCTATCTCTACTGCATGACCAATCCGCACACCAATCTCTGCGGCTGTTACGAGGTCAGCATCAAGCAAATTGCCAACGAGACAGGGTACAACAACGATTCCGTGGAACGCCTGCTGAAACGCCTGGATAGCGCGCACAATGTCATTCGGTACAGCGCGCAGACCAAGGAGCTGCTGATCCTTAACTGGTGTCGATACAACTGGTCGACGTCCGAAAAGCTCAACAAGCCGCTGCTGGGCGAGATTCGCAAGGTCAAGAACGATCGTTTCCGCGAGTACCTGGCAGCGCGCTACAACGAGCGCTCTACCGTAACGGCGCAGTATAACGCTGCAGAAGATGGCCACCCCGAGGTCCCCCGCCATAAGCACGGCGCGCATGGATGGGTGCGGCTCACCGAAGAGGAATACGCCCGGCTGATCGACGACCTCGGCGAAGAAGAGTTGACGCGCTGCATCGACTACATAGACGAGTCTGCTCAAATGCACGGCAACAAGAACAAGTGGCGCGACTGGAATCTTGTTATTCGGAAGTGCAGCCGTGAACGCTGGGGCATCCGTGGCGGCAACGGCAGCCGACCGAGCACCAGCGGGAGCGCTATGGACGACCTGCAGCAGCTCCACCAGATGTACGCCAGCGAGGAAAGCCTATGACGCACAAGGAAATGAGCGAGATATTCGCCGTGATGCTCCTTGCCTATCCGAATGCAGAG